AGTGAAAAAAAGTCAACAAAAAAAGTTAAAAAATGTTGACTTTTAATCTCGGATTGTGTATTATGTTTGTGTGATTATAAATCACGGAAAGGAGTATTTATGGATGATTTAAAGAAAATAATTAGAGAGAAGGGGCTAAAAGTATTTTGGGTTGCAAAACAATTAGGGCTTTCAAGGGAAGGATTATACAAGAAGTTGTCCGGGGAGAGGGAATTTAAAGCTTCTGAAATCTATAAGTTAGGAGTAATCCTTTCCCTATCAGCTCAAGAAGTACAGGATATTTTTTTTAAAAATAAAAGTGATTAAAAATCACTTAAGGAGGAATCTTATGAATGAATTAATACCAATTAAAGTTAAGTCTGATGATAGTCAATTTATTAGTGGCCGTGATTTGCATATGTTCTTGGAAATTGGAACACAATACACAAAATGGTTTGAAAGAATGTGTGAATACGGTTTTAGTGAAAATGATGACTTCAGAACTGTTAGTCAAAAAAGACTTACAACCTAAAGCCACTTATTACGATTTAATTCTTCAAAATGACAGTTTACTGAGCGTAACTCAAATCGCGAAAGATTATGGTATGAGTGCTAAGAAATTGAACCGGTTATTAGAAGAAGAAAAAGTCCAATATAAGCAAAGTGGCCAATGGTTTTTGTATCAAAAATATGCCGATAAAGGGTATACCAGTAGCAAAACAACTGTGTTAGATGCAGATCGTTCGGTAATGCATACTTACTGGACGCAACAAGGAAGATTGTTCATTTATAGTTTGCTGAAAAGTAAAGGATACCTACCTTTAATTGAACAAATGGGGTGATAGACAATGCCAGAAAATACAAAAGAGCTGGAGTTATTGGCACAACTGCCGGTCCTTCAGCGTATCAAATTATAAGAGGAACACGTAATTGATTTAGAGCAAACTCTATTAGAGATATTACATAATCTTAAGAAGACACGAGAGGTGATGTAAGCAATGTTATCAAATAAAAAAAGAGCCCTTAGTGAAGGCTAAGATAGTTCAAAAGTGAAAGGACAACTGAGTAATGATACATATTGATTTGAGTTTATTTGAATGCTTAATCTTCCTTGTCGCTTTCTTCATGTGCTTTTGTTCTTTTAGGTGGGCTAATACGCTTATGCAAGATGAAAGAGGTGAAACTATGAATTTAGCTTTAAAATTTGACGTGAATGTAGAAGTATCGATTGAATCTTTAGACGTCGGTGAATTTGAACGATGGGTCGAAATGTTGGCCAAAATACAAAAAGAGTACAGCTGCAACTGCACTCTTTCTGTTAAAAGTTAAAGTTGATTGTATCACAAATACGGAGGAAAAAATCATGAAAATAAACATTATTGCCAATACTGATTCTTTTAGAGATGCATACCTTTTCGTCAAAGGTACTAAACAATTAGAAAAAGCAGCGGGCATATCCTGTACTCTCACGATAGTAGCCAATACACAGGATATGATTAAGCCGATAGCAAAGACGGAGGGACTAAAAAATGATTAAGCCAATCACACAATTTTTTAAACTGCTTTATCAAGCACTATCCGGACGGGACTACGATACTGGGAAGAGACGAGAAACTGCTGAGGAACACTTACGGGATGCCCGGATTACATCACGAATTAACATCGTGATTATTTGGTTGGCCGTCCTTGTTACGATTTTGAACGTAACCATGTTCATACTACGGCGAGTTGGGTATTGATTAACCAAAAAAGAATTGTGCTAATGCTATTAAAACACTAACAATGGCAAGATATTTTGCTATATCGGAGTTCTTAGTTGCTAGTCTGCTTTCTTTTAAGCTAGCTTCAGCGATAGCGATGCTTTTCTCGGCGAGCTCATCAGATTTACGTTGTTGAAGTAGCTGGGCAAGTCGATTATCCCCGGCAACAGATAAATCAAAAGTATCTTCCGGTTTAAATTCGTACGGGGCGACAAATTCGGCAGGTTCATCGAGAAATTGGAAGTAAGCTGTTTTAAAACGGTTAGGACTGAATACTCGCACTGTTCTTCCCAAAGGCTCTTCGGAAAGAAACTCAGGATCATCGCATAAATAGCTATTCATGGTCGACGAATTAAGAGCCGGTACCAGTTCTTTAAAACTAGCGTAGGTATTTTTACCATCGTGAACTGCCCAAATGAGCTTATCGATTTGAGTATTCGTTAACGTAAATGCTGCTTTCTCGTATTCATCGACTTTAGCCCAATAGGCATCGTATTCTTGCTGTTGCCAAGCATTCCTTATTAAAGGACTGGTAAGCGTTTGATTAACGCTTTGTGCCCACTCTTTAGCACTGCTAAGAGGTTTTGTGAATTGCTGGACATCCTGTGCTAAATCACGGACTGCCGATGAAGGTTTTGTAGCTTGTTGCACAAGGGGATCGGTTGGGTTGATTTTATCATCTGACATTGATTTAATCCTTTCTGCTGATGCGTAATAATTTCTATTCATATTATATCAAATTTTAACACAGGAAAGGAGGAAACGTGAAATGACAATACAAGAGCTTGTTTACAACGTGTACCGGGATACGGACGTATACAAAAATACCGAAGTATCGGAGCTACTTAATATCTCATCGGCACAGGTTCGTATCGCTAAATCAAAATTAGCCCGGAAGGGACTTATATCGGTCGAACCGTGCGGCGGTAAAGTGGAAATACTTAAGCCGTTCCGGGAAGATATTGTGGCTCCGGAGCCCACCTATAAAGCAGCCATCTACAAAGAAATGTTGGAGCTTTATTTAGAGGACTTCCGGAACCAAGACACTTTTAGGGATCGAGTGCTAGTTGGCCAAGAGATTCGTATGATTTTAAAACAGATTTAAGGAGGTAATAGTATGAGTAACAAAACTCTAAAAGTAAGTGAAGCTGCGGAATTAATGGGTGTAACCGAACAGTTCATCCGTGCGGCTCTAAAACGCGATAAGTTCCCTTTATGGGGTAAAGCTGTTCGCATGAAAGAAGGCGGAAAGTGCTATCGCTACATTATTTTAAAAGTACCATTTATGAAGTACATTGAGGGCCAGTGGGATGCGACGGAAGTCAACACAGAAGGCTAATAAGGAAGTAGCACCTGCCTATCCGGTAAAAGCTATCGACACACCTATGCGAAAAGTATGCCACCGGTGCGGTAGAGAAATCACACATAGGCCTAATCGCTTAATGTACGACAGTAGCTATGGCGTCATAACTGTATGTGATGTGTGCTGGGCTGCTAATTTAAGGCAAAAGAGGAGGTTATCATGAGTAAAATAATTACCCGGTTTTTACTAATTCGTGACGGCGATGAAGTAAAACGGCAGATTGAAGAGCAGTACGGCTCGGTGAATAAGTTTTGCGAAGAACGTGGAGTTATTCGGAGAACATTAAACAAGGCATTAGCCGGTGAAGGTATCACGTTTGGGCCTGCCACTAAGATTGCATTAGGCATCGGAGCCTTTGAAACCTTCGATGAATTTGAATCGGACCAATATTACGAATAGTAAAGGAGATAAAGAAATGACTATTGAATCGTTAATGGCCAATATATGGCTAATGATGCTCGAAGCCTTTGTATTGGGTGCTGTGGTAACTGTTATCGCCGGTTTGGTAATTCGTGAAGTGCTGAAACGTCGAAATTATCACGATGTGGTGGTCGACGTAGTTGAGCCGGAATCCCAAAATTGGGAAGTAAATTTAGCTAAAGCCTTTAATCAAGAAACATTAACCGATTGGAAAGGCGTACGGAAAGGAGCTCGAAAATGAAACGTAAAGTAGAATTGATGCAGTTACTCGAAAAACTATACACAAAAGCTCGTGAAGTTACCAAAACAGAAGGATTTGTACCCGCTGAAGTAGCCTATACAATCTGGGACAGCTTAGTCGAGTTAGACGACGATGTTGAATTAAAGTTATCCGACGAGGAGCGTAACATGATGACGCTCGTAATAGCGTTAGCGGCCGCTCTCGAAAATGCTTGCCAATTAGGGGGAGCCGGTTACGAAAAATATGTTGTAAGTGTACAGGCCTTGTCGTATCAACTTACAAATGCCTTGTCTGATTTTTATGATTTACTTCAATAGTAGCTATAAAGGGGGTGGTTCCGATGCACGACGTAAGCCAATATTGGCCAAAAAGAAAAAGTCCCTTAACTGCGGGAACAGTTAAAGGACAATAGAAAAATATCTACTTAAGCTCAGTATATCACGTTTTCACAAGAAAGGAAAACTAGCCATGATCGAAATTAAAATTTCCGGTAACACTGCCGAAGAAGTAAAAAGTAAAGTAGTATCATTGTTTAATCAGCTAACAGCTGCTACAGAAGCCTACGAACAGACTAAATCAGTAGAGCCTAAAAAGCCAGCTACAAAAGAAAAAGCACCTGTAAAAAAAGCAAAAGCAGAACCGGTAGTTGATACAGTATCAATTGAAGTACCGGCTGAACCGGAAAAACAGGAAGAACCGGCATCACAGGAACAGCCGGCCGAAGAAACTAAAGCCTATACTGTGGACGAAGTTCGTGCAGCTGCTAAGGCATTCTTAACGGCCAATCCTAAAGAACGTAAGCCGTTGTTAACGTCATTCTTACATGACGAATTAAAGGTTAAGGATATTACGACTATGGACCCTTCGTTATATGGTCGTGTGATGGACTTCGTAAAGAGCCATGAGTAAACACGCCTTGTTGTCTGCGTCGAGTTCTCACCGGTGGCTGGTGTGCACGCCATCAGCTCGCCTGGAACAGCAATTCGAAGATGAGCAGTCCCCTTACGCAGCAGAAGGGACAATGGCCCACGCCTTAGCCGAAACTCTCTTGAATCGTTTATTGTTTGATACAAATTACGATGAGAGCGAAGCAGAACCGGTAAACTATAGCCGTGAAATGACGGAAGCCGTTAGCCAGTATGTTGACATCTGTATGGAAAAAGCGAATGAAGCTCGTAAGCGGTCCGCCGATGCTGAAATTATGGTAGAGGCACGGCTCGACTATTCCGAGTGGGCACCGGAAGGATTTGGTACCGGTGACATGGTGATAGTGGCCGATGAGGTATTGGAAGTCGTGGACTTAAAGTACGGAAAAGGCGTGCCTGTATCAGCGATAGATAACTCGCAGATGCGACTATATGCCTTAGGTGCGTATGCGGCCTATGGTCTGTTATACGATATTAAAACCGTCAAAATGACGATTGTACAGCCCCGTTTAGATTCAGTAACCACTGATACTATGGCTATTGAGGATTTGCTGGCATGGGGCGAAACGGTTAAACCGGTAGCTAAAAAAGCCTTCGAAGGTGAAGGCGATTGTGTGGCCGGTAGCCATTGCGTTTTTTGTAAAGTACGACATTTGTGCCGTTCCCTAGCCGATACGTGCCTTGAGGAGTTTTACAAAATGGGCGGTAAGAAAACCAATTTGCTAATGGATAGTGAAGTAGCCCATATCCTCGATATGTATCCGGTAATCAAGCGATGGCTTGAAGATGTAAACGATTACGCTATCCAAAAAGCCGTGAGCGGTGAAAAGGATTGGCCAGGTTATAAAGTAGTCGAAGGTACGTCGAAACGTAAAATCACGGAACCAATTAAGGCTGCACAGGCGTTACTGGCCGCTGAGTATGAAGAAGCGGAAATATATAAACCTAAAGAACTTAGAACTATTACGGACCTTACCAAGTTACTAGGCCGTAATGGCTTTAACGAAATAGTTGGTCCGTTTGTAGTAAAACTACCAGGAAAGCCGACACTGGCTCCGTTATCGGATCCACGGAAACCGATGGAATTAAATACTGTAACAGCAGAAGATTTTGATGATGATTTATAAAAGAGGTAATTACTATGTCTAAAGTTAAAACTCGTTTAGTACGTTTATCCTATGTTACATTGGCCGAAGCCAAACCTGATATGCAGGGTAATAAGTTTTACAGTACTCAAATTTTAATTGATAAGAATGACAAAGAAACGGTGAAAGCATTCCAGGATGCTGTTGAAGAATTGAAACGTGACCCGAAAGCATTGGCCAAAGTGAACAACAACGCCAAAGCCATCACGGTGCCGTTCCGTGACGGCGATACTGATACAGCGGATTATGTGGCCAACGCACCGGATGTGTATGCCGGCAAGTATTTTGTGAACGCTAAAAACTCGAAACGCCCGGAAGTTCTTGATATGGATAAGGATAAGACAAAGATAGAGCCGTATGAAATCGAAGAAAAAGTATATAGCGGATGCTACGCACAATGTATATTGAATTTATATGTGTACAACTCTAATGGTAATAAGGGTGTCGGCGTAGGTCTTTCCGGTGTACGAAAAGTTAAAGACGGTGATCGCTTAGGTGGGGTAACCGTAACGGCCAATGATTTTGATGATGATTTAGTAGCTGACGACTCCGATATCTTATAAGAGGTATCTGTATGGAACTCTCAATCGATATTGAAACGTACAGCGAATGCCCGATTAAATATAGCGTATATCGATATGTAGACGATCCTTCATTTGAGATTCTATTATTCGGATATTGTTTTGACGACGGTCCGGTCGAGGTCGTGGACCTAACAAAAGAAGAGCTGCCGCCACAAGTAGTGGCGGCTCTTCACAATCCGGACATAACAAAGACTGCGTTCAATGCCGCCTTTGAGATGACCTGTCTGCAAAAGATATATCCGGATATGGACATTACAAACTGGGAGTGTACTTCTGTACTAGCGTTATATTGCTCTCTACCTACATCCTTGGACGCTGTATCTAAGGCGTTAAAACTTGGAGTCGAAAAAGACTCTCGTGGTAAATCACTGATTCAGTATTTTTCGGTTCCTTGTAAACCAACAAAATCAAACAAAGGACGTACCCGTAATTTACCGGAACACGATCCGGAACGGTGGGCTGAGTACATTGAATATAATAGGCAAGACGTTGTAGTTGAGCGGGCTATCCGTAACCGCCTACTACCCTTAAAACCGCCGGACATTGAACACGAGTATTGGCTCATGGACTTGGCCATTAACCGTAACGGCATTGCCGTTGATAACAAAATGATAGACAATGCCTTAGCTTTCGACGATGAATTCAAGCGTAAACTAACTGCCGAAGCCAGTTCTTTGACTGGGCTTGAAAACCCGAACAGTCCGCTCCAACTTAAAGAATGGATAGAAAATCGACTTGGGCACGAAATCCCCGGTATGACTAAAGCTGTAGTGGCTGATTTATTGGCTGAGGATTTACCGGCTGACGTCCGTCGCGTATTGGAACTAAGGCAGATGCTTGGCAAAACAAGCGTGAAAAAATATGCGGCTATGCGTAATGCAGAATGCTCGGACGGACGTATTCACGGTATGCTACAGTTTTATGGTGCCATGAGAACTGGACGTTGGGCCGGACGTATTGTGCAGTTGCAGAACCTACCTCGTAACTACCTTGAGGATTTGGACACCGCCAGAGACGCGCTCAAGCAAGGCGATTTAGAAATGTTTGAGTTACTATATGGCGATGTGTCTGATACACTGTCTCAGCTCATTCGCACAGCCTTAGTGGCTGAACCGGGAAATCGCTTTATTGTGGCCGATTTTAGTGCTATCGAAGCCAGGGTCATTGCTTGGTTATGTAGTGAAAAATGGCGTCAGAAAGTGTTCGCCGAAGGTGGCGATATTTACTGTGCATCAGCTTCTAATATGTTCCACGTACCAGTCGAAAAGCATGGTGTGAATGGACATCTCCGGCAAAAGGGAAAAGTGGCTGAGTTAGCCCTCGGTTATGGCGGTGGAGTAAAAGCATTGATTGCAATGGGCGCTTTAAAAGGCGGTATCGCCGAAGACGAATTGCCGGATATTGTAAGAAAATGGCGTGCTGCATCACCTCGAATCATTAAGCTATGGAATGATGTAGATTTTGCAGCTAAAGAAGCTATTAGAAAAGGCGGACCGGTCACTATTATCCATCGTGGACTACGATTTGAACGGAGAGATGGAGCCTTATTTATTACATTACCGAGTGGTCGTCGATTGGCATATACAAAACCACGCATTGGCAAAAATCGTTTTGGTGGCGAGTCTATTACCTATATGGGCATGAACCAGATGGCCAACAAATGGGAACGATTAGAAACCTATGGCGGTAAGCTCACAGAAAATATTGTGCAGGCCATCGCTCGTGACTGCTTAGCCGGCGCAATGTATCGGTTATATAAGCACGGCTACAAAATCTGTGCTCACATACACGATGAAGTAGTCATTGAAGCGCCTATAGGTGTCGGTAGTTTGGACGAAGTAATTAAGATCATGTGTGAACCGGAACCGTGGTGTGACGGTTTGATATTAAATGCAGCGGGCTTTGAAAATCCGTATTATATGAAAGACTAAGAGGAGGAATTATCATGATTGGTAAATCGCAGATTAAGCAACAAGAAGAAGCTATTAAATATTTACGTGAATTGGTGTTACAAGCTGAAGACGGTGATAGTAAACAAGCCGCTCTCGATTATTGCGACGGGTGCTTAACTGCTTGCAAGCTAGGGCTCGAAGTTCTGGCCAAACAAGAAGAATCCAAAAAAGCGGATGCTAAAGACACCGAAACTACGGCCGAAACAAAACCGAAAAAACGCACTACCCGGAAAAAAAAAGCGGAACCTGTTGAAGAACCGGCTACTGCATCAGAAGCTCCGGCAGAACCGGAAGTCGCTCAAGAAACAGATGATTTTGATGATTTATTATAGGACGGTAGCAATGTATGAGTACGGTATTATTTCAGCTAAAGGTGCCACGGTTATTTGAAGTCGTACGACGGAAACAAATAGGAACGTGGAAACCGGCTATTCAATATCACGTTAATTGTGGAGGAAATTTTACTTGTTATTGGCCAATGCATCCAAACGGTTTCTCTGTGCAAGTCGATTCCTATTATTCAGACAATTATCATTGCCCGTTTTGTGGCCAAGAGGTAAATTGCGATACATTTACTATAAATGCTGAAGACGAGAATCGTATTCCTTTAACTATGGACCTATCTATAGTTAATCGCAGAACCGAAATCGACGTGATTTTTAAATATGATTCGGTAATCGTTGATGGGGACCAAGGCCTTCGTCAAATTATAAAAGGGCATAAATCTAAACGAACGGATATTGTACGATTTGATTTTAAACAGCGTCGAGTGCTCTACATTCGGCGTGGCATTGCCCGTAGTAGTGTAATTGAAGTTATTCCGGATTTCAAACCACCGGGATACTTTGATCCATCCACGCCTTTTTACTGGTTAAGAGGAACCTATCAAAGTTTATTAGTTGAATATAAAGAAGAGTTAAAAACGTTTACAACCATTCTAAAAAAGGCTTTTTTGGAGAAATTAAGTAAACGTGTTGGCTATAAGGTTCCGGGAATTCGTCAAACAGTTAGTATGTCGTGCTCCGCAGGCGTGTTTAAAGGTCTGTTCGATACACTGGTATTTAGAATGGCCGCTCCGGACGGTCCTGCTGTAAGTGAAGAGCTTTTGTCGGATTATATTGAAAATCAATATAGCCAGATAGCAAAACCTATGGATAACCTATTAGATTTAACTCGCACCGGTACTTCGTGGATTAATGCTTTAATTAAAGTCTATCGGCTAAAAAACAACAGGCTTACTCGCCAATTATTGTTGACTCGGCCGTTCTGGGCTATCAACGTACTATCGTTAATAAATGCTTTCTCAGATAATCCTAATTATGAACGCACCTTATCCTCTTTCTTTACGGCATCCCAAAATGAGGATGGACGTAATCATTGGCAGTTTATAGCTTGTACTCGATTGCCTGAGTTTTTATCAATTTATCGCTATGTTCGAGGCGAAAGTGCTGCCGTAAATTTAGTAACCTCTGTTAAGGACTTTTACCAATTGAGAGATGCGGCCGAAACGTATTTCCGCTTATCTCGTCAAAACCGTAAAGACTTTTGGTCGCAACGAGTTAAGGCAAGAGATGTGCATGATACGCTAGTTTGATGTCTAAAAAAGAGAAGGTAAAAAATAAAAGTATCCAACAATCTGACATTTACAAACGCCTCGAGGCAACAATTGACGGTTACGAGTTTAGCGTGCCGAAGGAAACACACGCATTAGTGGACATCGGTACTAAGCTACATAATTGTGTAGCGACCTACACTGACCGAGTAATCAAAGGAGCTGTGGCTATCGTAGCAGTCTCTAAGAATAACGAGCTGCAAGCCTGTATCGAAGTGACACCTCGTGATGATGGGCAAGCCTTTGTGCTGATTCACCAGGCGAAACTATCTTGTAATCAACCGGTTAGAGAAGATCCGGTACTGAATAAGGCTGTTATAGATTGGGCGGATAAAGTTAAGCTCGATGCGTTTAAGTATAATTACGACATTGCAAGGTTAGGAGGCACGGCGATTTGAGCGACATTGTTATAAAAATAGCTACGGGCACAAATCGCTACGCCCGTAGCTGGAAGACTCAAGAATTAAAATGGTCTGAACTCGTATCACAATTAAGCAAGGCTACTGTAACCAAAGAAACGGCATCCGAATATAAACGGATGAATAAATCACAGCAGGGCGATGTCAAAGACGTAGGCGGTTTTGTAGGTGGGTATATCCCCAAAAATGGCCGACGCGTTAATGGTGCCGTAAAACAGCGATATTTATTAACGCTTGATGCGGATAGCCCTGATGATGATTTCCTGATGATGCTCGATTTAGCACTTGATAGCTATGAATATGTGCTATATAGCACACATAGCTATACGGAAAAACAGCCACGATATCGAATTATTATTCCAACGGATAGACCAATGCTGCCGGATGAGTTTCAAGCGGTGTCACGGCGAATGGCTGAATCAATCGGTATAGAGTCCTTTGATCCGTCAACACACCAGCCGGAACGGCTTATGTATTGGCCAAGTCATCCGAAAGACGTGGAATACGTCTTTCAGCATCACGAGGTTCACTGTTACCGGTAGACGATATATTGGCTACGTATACAGACTGGACAGATGTTAGCCTTTGGCCAACAAGCTCAAGAGCGGAAACGCTCATGGCACATAGTGCCAAAAAGCAAGGTAATCCGTTGGCCAAGTCCGGACTCATCGGTGCCTTTTGTCGCAGTTACAGTATAACAGCTGCTATCGATAAATTCTTACCGTACATATACGCTCCGTGTGATACACCGAATCGATATACCTATCGTGCCGGTTCTACCGTGGCCGGGCTTGTCGTATACGACAATGACACGTTTGCCTATAGCCATCACGGAACCGACCCGCTAAGTGGTAAGTTAGTCAATGCATTTGATTTGGTTCGCATCCATAAATTCGGCTCACTCGATGAAGACTGCGACGCTAAAATGAGGTCCGATGCAAGGCCTTCTTTCAAAGCGATGATGAACTTTGTTAACGAAGACGGAGCCGCCCCGGTGCTATTGGATAAGGAACGAGCGGCTAAGTATTCCAACGAATTTGATGATATTGCTTCTTTAACCGGAGATGATGCTGACGATAGCTGGATGCGTAAATTACAGCGTACGAAGTCAGGTGTGCCTGAATCGAACTCGTATAACTGTATATGGATAATGCAGCATGATCCAAAATTAAAGCAGCGGTTCGGCCTGGACGAGTTCGCACATCGAATTGTCGTGCTCGGTAATCTGCCGTGGCGTACCGTAAACGGTAGTGATTTATGGGGGGACACCGATGATGCTTGTATACGGAATTACTTATCTACGGTATATCAAATTAAGGGCAAGGGCATTATCGATGATGCGATTACCGAGGTCATGAACCAAAATAAATTTCATCCTGTCCGCGAATACTTAACAGCTCTAAATTGGGACGGTACGGAACGCGTCGATTCCTTATTCATTGATTTTATCGGTGCCGAAGATACTCCGTATATCAGAGCAGTTACGAGAAAATGGCTATGCGGAGCCATAGCCCGCGTTATGGAGCCCGGCATAAAGTTTGATACGGCCATTGTATTATACGGCGAGCAAGGGCTTGGTAAGTCGGTTATTTTGGAGCGGTTGGGCGGTAAATGGTTTAACAATACCTTACAGGATATCAAGACCAAAGACGCCTTAGAACAAATACAGGGTGCCTGGATTAATGAATTGGCCGAGTTATCGCCTACGTATAAAAACGATAACGAAATCGTTAAGGCATTCCTGAGTCGTACTACAGACCGATTTAGAGTCCCGTATGGCCGCCGAACGGAAGAATACCCAAGACAGTGCGTGTTCGCCGGCTCCACGAATAATTTATTGTTTTTAAAGGATCGCACCGGTAACCGACGCTTTTGGCCAATTAGTGGTAATAAGCAGCGGAAAGTGCGCAACTCGTGGGATTTATCAAAAGACGAAGTAGACCAAATTTGGGCGGAGGCGTTTATGCTGTGGGCTAATGGTGAGTCATTAGTATTGGATGAGTCACTGGAACAGGAAGCGATTAAAATACAGCAATCTCACACGGAAGGCTCAGAGCTTACAGGTCTTATCGAAGAATATTTGTCGGTACTGCTACCACCTAACTGGGATAGCAAGGACCTATATGACCGTAGAGCCTATCTTGAGTCATACGACGAAGAGAAGGGCGGTAAGCCACGAGAAAAGGTCTGTGCTCTTGAGATTTGGTGTGAAGTGTTGAACGGGAACCGTAAAACACTGTCAAATGCTAAAGCCCGTGAACTCATTGATATTCTGCAATCATTGCAAGGATGGGAGCCGTATAATAAGGGTTCCGGTAAATTACGTTTTGGTAAATTATATGGTGTGCAAAAAGCGTTTGTGCCCTCGGACAGAGGACACAATAAGCTGTGATTTTATCGAAAACGGTGTTCCAGAGGTGTAGCCAATTACCGTAGCCAATTGTTATATCTAATTTTATAGATTTAATAATTATACTTCTTTATACATAGAAGATTATAGATATATGCTATAAAATTGGATACGGCTACGGGATTGGTTACGGAATTGGCTACGGCTTAAAGTACGATTACTATTATATTTATATGTGTAATGTAGCCAATGTAGCCAATTATTACTAATTAATTATAAATATAATAATATTGTATATACGCGTGTATATATATTAGTGTATATCTAAAAAATAGCCTATATATAGTTTTGGCCAATAATTGGCTACATTGGCTACACACAAATGTTCGAAGGATGGTGTATATGGAATGGACTGAAAAACAGGTTGAGGCCTTTATGAAATCGGAGGCTCAAAAAAGAGGATGCCTATTTTATAAATTCGTGTCCCCCGGTAACGACGGTGTGCCGGATAGAATTTTAATTACCCGTACAGGGCAGGTGCATTTTATTGAGTTGAAAACTACAACAGGCAGGCTTTCACCTACGCAGCAGGTGCAGATTTTAAGACTGAAAGAGCATCACGCACAGGTCAGTGTGGTACAAGGTAAGGATGGTGTGATTAACTTCTTCACCGAGGCGGGCTTATGAAGTTTGTTCCGCACCCCTATCAATCGATAGCCATAGACCGGATTGTAACGAATACACACTACGGACTGCTACTCGATATGGGGCTTGGTAAAAGTATCTGCACGTTGATGGCCATTAATCAGTTAATCAATAACCGGTTTGAGGTTACCAAGGTTCTATTGATAGCACCAAAGAAAGTAGCTGAAAGTACCTGGGTGCAGGAAGCTGCTAAATGGGACGAGACGAAGAATCTTAAAATTGTAAAGGTGCTGGGTAGTGCCAAACAACGAATTGATGCATTACACACAAAAGCCGATGTGTATGTGATTAACCGAGAAAATGTAACATGGTTATGCGAATATTATGTACATAACATACGGCAATGGCCATTTGATATGTTGGTGGTGGATGAGAGCAGTAGTTTTAAGAATCCAAGAGCAAAACGGTTTAAGGCATTGCGTAAATTCCGCGGACTCTTTGATCGTGTCGTTATTTTAACCGGGACACCGGCGCCCAATACACTGATGGATTTGTGGTCTCAAATCTATTTATTGGATGGTGGCGAACGACTAGGACGTACGATTACCGAATACCGAGATAGATATTTCGTACCGGATAAAACGAATGGCCATATCGTATATAGCTATCGACTTAAGCCATCGGCACAGGCTGATATTTACAAACGACTACAATCGGTGTGTATGAGTTTAAAGGCTGCGGATTATTTATCGTTACCGGAGCGTATCGATAATGTGATTCGTGTCGAAATGACCGAAGCCGAACGGGAACTCTATCGTACGATGGAACGACAGCATGTGCTATCGTTACCAGATAGTGAATTATTTGCACTAACTGCCGCCGCTGTTGCGAATAAGCTGTTACAGATGGCCAACGGGTATGTATATGACGAGGAAAAACACTACGTTAAAATTCACGAACAGAAACTCGAAATGTTAAAAGAATTGGCTGATACGAATACCGGGAAGCCGATGCTAGTGTTTTACAATTTCAGGCATGACTTAGTGGCAATTCAAAAAGCTTTTCCAAAGGCACGTGAACTCAAAACGGATGCGGATGTAGAGGATTGGAATCAAGGGCGGATTGATATGTTATTGGCACATCCGGCATCGGCTGGTTACGGGCTTAATTTACAAGCCGGTGGGCATATTATCGTATGGTACGGATTAACGTGGAGTTTGGAGCAGTACCAACAAGCCAATGCACGATTATACAGGCAAGGACAGTCCGAAGCGGTTATTATACATCATTTAGTAACGGCCGGTACGATGGACGAGCAGGTTATGCGTGCTATCGCTAGAAAAGAAGCCGGTCAAAATGAATTATTAGATGCGATTAAATATAGAAGGTCGCTATATGAAACTATGAAAGGAGAATGCATATGAATTCAGAATTGGAAAGCACCAAAAAGGGAATCATGGCTATGCTGTGTAGCCTAGGTTATCAATTTATACTCCGTGATAGAGATGATAACCTATGGGCATATAGAATAGGTTCAAGACCACCGGTAGGAGCTACAAGAGAACTTAATGATTGTGTTAGTTTAAATTGGGCAAGAAATGTATTCACAAATATTGAAAAAGATAGAGTTATTAATATATTTGACAAAGCGGGAGACATGATATGGGCAATAGTTCCGGTTAACACACCGGTATTTGTTAGACATAACGATAAAGAACCCTGGGTGAGTCGCCATTTTTATAGATACAATCCACATTCAGACAAACCGTTTGAATGCTATTGGCAAGGTAAAAGCCAATTTACAATACGTGAGGAACCGAGAGAATGGCATATTACAGGGTGGGAACAGATTAAATTACCTTTCTCTGAGACGCCAAAGGGGGATTATTAAATGTGGCTATTTATATTGCAGGCAATAATGCTTGTCTTAAAACTCACAGGGCTTGTTAGTATGAGTTGGTGGTTAGTCTTATCGCCTACATTAATCCCTTTATTATTTTTAGTATTAGCCATAATCTTTGAAACACTGTTTACGTGAGTCATGTGGGTTTGGAGGATTTACTTGAGTATGGAACCAAGAGAAAAACGTCGTATAGCACGGTTAGAATTATCAAAACTTCGGGATATGGAAAAAGAGCGTAAAGCGTTAAGAGAACAATTCTGTGATTTATTGAGAGACGCAGCTCCGGACGAATTGCCGGAATGTAGTATCGGAGGTGAACGAGTGAGTGGTGGAGGAAGGGAACCGACACTAACGGTTCTTAAGAAAATAACGAAACTTCAAGGGCTTATTCAGGTCGAAAACGAACGAGTTGTGGAAGAACAAATTCGTTTATTTAATCTTATAGCTCGCGTACCGGATTCAAGACACCGTGCCTTATTGCGAAGTAAATACATTCAAGGCCATAGTTTGGAGCGTATAGCTGTGGAATGGTTTATGGCCTATGAGAGTATTAAGTATAACCATAAAAAAGCATTGGAAAGTTTCTACGACGTTTTGATGCAATAAAAGTTTACCTGTTTTTACCCCCTAGGTCTGTGATATCATGTAAACTGTAGAAAGAAGCGAATAAAGCTAATAATGATCTTACACTCCTCAACAAATGCCTATGGTGAGCAAGATGAGCATCCGAAAGGATGCTTTTCTTGTACATGGAAGAGTACCCAAGTGGATTAAGGAAGCTGTCTTGAAAACAGCGAGGCGTTAACACGTGCGTGGGTTCGAATCCTACCTCTTCCGCCACATTGCCTAGTAGCACAACGGTAGTGCAGTCGGCTGTTAACTGACTGGTTATAGGTTCGAATCCTATCTAGGCAGCCATATGGATCTTTAGCTCAGTGGTAGAGCACTCGGCTCATAACCGAATGGTCGTAGGTCCGAATCCTACAGGATCCACCAGTAAGCCGGAGATGTAATTTCATTTTGCGGTGTAAGAGGGCCACGGCCTGCAGCGGGAGAATACCCCGCATTTTTTATTGCCCAAAAGGAGGTGATGACGTGACGCCAAAACAAGAAAAATTCTGTGCCGAATATCTGATTGACTTGAACGGTACGCAAGCGGCTATACGGGCAGGATATAGCCCTAAAACAGCCGACAGGATTGCGAATCAAAACTTGAGAAAACTTGAGATTAAAAATCGCATTCAAGAATTAAGGGCCAAAGAGTTTAAGAAAACCATTGCCACCGCTGAAGAAGTGGAAGCGATGCTATCTAAGGCCATGCGAGGTGAGCTCGATGAAGAAGTGGTAGTAGTTGAAGGCTGTGGAGAAGGTCGCAGTGATGCCCGAATTATGATTAAGCAAATATCCGCTCGTGATCGGTTAAAAGCGGCCGAATTAATGGGTAAACGCCATCAACTCTTTACTGATAAGGTCCAAATGTCCGGGGAATTAATGCCAATATTTGTCGGAGAGGACGATATTAGTGATTAGCTATGATCCGACCAAATATCAACCGGTACGATTACCCGAGATATTCGGCGCAGGTTACGGTCAGTTTATACGGTTCCGAGGCCGGTATCGTGTTGTAAAAGGAAGTCGTGCCTCTAAAAAATCGGCTACGGCCGCACTGGACCTTATTAAAAATATATTAAAGTATCCCGAAGCGAATGCGTTAGTGGTGCGTAAAGTATTCCGCACCTTAAAAGACAGCTGCTACGCACAGCTTAAGTGGGCGGCTAGACGGTTGAAATGCTATCATCTGTTCCGGTTTACAGAAAGCCCTCTTGAGATTACAGTTATTGCTACCGGTCAAAAAATACTGTTTCGAGGATTAGACGATCCGCTTAAAGTTACTTCAGTGGCCGTAGATTCAGGGTCATTGTGTTGGTTGTGGATTGAGGAAGCCTACGAAATCACGAATGAAGAAGATTTTGATATGTTGAATGAATCCATTCGTGGTCAATTACCTCCGAATTTATGGCATCAAATAACGATTACCTTTAACCCGTGGAATGAGCGACACTGGCTCAAGAAGCGGTTTTTTGATACCCAAAATAGTGATGTTCTGGCTATGACAACGAATTACACCTGTAACGAGTTTTTAAGCCCTTCAGACATCAAAGTATTCGAGGATATGAAACGCACCAATCCACGGCGATATAAGGTAGCCGGTTTAGGTGATTGGGGTATTGTTGAAGGCCTTGTATACGAAAACTGGGAAGAATGTGTATTTGATGCCGCTGAAATAAGTAAGCGGCCAAATGTACAAAGTTACTTCGGTTTAGACTTCGGTTTTACCAATGATCCGTCGGCACTGTTTTGCGGGCTAGTTGATACAGTCGCTAAAGAGATTTATGTGTTTGACGAGATGTATCAAAAAGGCCTTACAAATGACGAAATCGCGGAAACGATTACTCGTATGGGCTACGCTAAAGAACGTATTCGAGCTGATTCAGCGGAGCCTAAGTCTATTGTTCATTTAAGGAGATTAGGATTGCGACGTATTACTGCGGCCTTAAAAGGCAAGGATAGCGTTAATGCCGGTATTCAGGTATTACAAGACTATAAGATTATCATCCACCCTCGCTGCGTGAATTTCATAACCGAAATCATGAACTACGCTTGGGATGAAGATAAATTTGGCAAAAAACTGAATAAGCCAATTGATGATTTTAACCATTTAATGGATGCCATGCGGTATGCCTTGGAACCGCTGATTAAAATTAGAAAAGGAGGGATAAGTTTTGGAAACGGGGACGAATGATAAGTTGGCCGGTGCGAAGAAACTACTCGAAACCTTCATTGCCGGTCACATAAATTTTGCAATGGCCGATGCAACTGCTCGCCGGTATTATGCAAATCAGAATGATATTTTGAACGAAAAGAAGAAAAGAGAAGCAGATAAAGAAAAACCGGAATTGCGAAATGCAGACAATCGTATTCCATCGGCATTTCATAGTTTACTAGTGGACCAAAAGGCCGGTTATATGTTTACCTCGCCGCCTAGTTTTGACGTAGGCACGGACGAGCAGAACAAACAAGTAACCGAGGTATTAGGTGATACATATGAGAAAAATGCGAAAGAATTATGCGTTAATGCGTCGAATGCAGGTATTGCTTGGCTCCATTATTGGATTGATGACAACGAATTCAAATGGGGTGTTGTACCGTCGGCACAAATTATACCTATTTAGGGAACCACCTTAGAGCATAATTTACAAGCGGCTGTACGTTGTTACGAAGAGCTTGATGTGGCTACCGGTGATGCGTATGATGTGTTTGAAATTTGGGATGATACGATATGCAGAGCCTATCGTAAGGAAAAGTCTCTGAGTATTAACGAAGGCTTAAATCCATACGATATGTTCTCTATATTTATGGAAAAGAATCAATCAGAAGCAGCCAATGAATTTGTTCATGACCTCGGTGAAGTACCTTTCATTCCGTTTAAGAACAATGGAAACTGCTATAGCGATTTAGACCGCATCAAACGACTAATCGATGCGTATGATAAAACATATAGCGGGTTTATTAATGACCTGGAAGACATTCAAGAGATTATCTTCGTATTAACTAACTACAGTGGTCAAAATCTCAATGAATTTATTCGGGACCTTAAGTATTATAAAACGATTCAAGTCGACTCCATCGGCAGTGAAGATAAATCCGGTGTGTCGACGTTAACAATTGATATTCCGGTCGAGGCTCGCGAAAAGGCGTTAGAGATTACTCGTAAGTCTATATTCACTATGGGCCAGGGTATTGATCCGGAAATGCAAGGACTCGACGGGACTAGCGGCGAAGCTATGAAGTTCTTATACGCGTTACTGGAACTGAAAGCAGGCCTCATGGAAACCGAGTTCCGGTTAAGCTTTAATCAATTTATCCGAGCGATATGCCGCTTTAAAGGTATAACGCCACATAATATTATTCAGACGTGGACACGCACTATGATTCGTAACGATGCCGAACTAGTGGATATGTGTTCTAAGTCGAAGGGCATTATTTCGGATAAAACCATTCTTAAGGCACATCCATTTGTTGAAGACGTGGAAGCCGAAGAAGAACAGTTGGGCAAAGAAAAAGAAGCCGAACTGGCATCGTATGAATTTAATAACACGGGAGGTGAAGAAGATGGAAACGCTTAGAGCTTATATTGAATCATTTGGAGAGGATGCACCGGTGAAACTCTTGTATGAAGTTTACGGTACGACTAGCGAAGTTAAATCCGTATTACAGTATTGTGTAACATCGTATAAAACGGCAGTCGAGGTAATGAAAGAGGAAAAGGTATATCCTGAACCTGAAGTCGAGTTGCCGGAAGAAACAGTTGAACCGGTAGAAGTAGTAGAAAAACCAAAAACAACTAAACGAACAACTAAGGCGAAATAATATATTTCGTCTTTTATTTTTGTCTCGAGGCAGGTAACCTCGTAAAACCGGAAAGGACAACAATGGAAGAATTGTTAAAACAATTAGGTATTACTGATGATAAAGTAGAAGCGGCGACGGCTGCTATTAAGGCATATCTCGACGGGGAATACGTGCCAAAAGGACGCTTTAACGAAGTAAACACCGCAAAAAAAGCTTTGGAAGAACAGTTAACAGTCCGCAATAAAGAAATGAAAGCATTACAAAAACAAGCGGAAGGTGCTAAGGATGTAGAAGGCTTGCAAAAGCAAATCAGCGAATTAACCGAGAAGCAGAAGGCCGACCAAGTGGAATATGAGTCTCAGCTCAAAAAGTTAAAGCTCGATAATGCCATTGCCTTACAAATTGCAGATAAAGCGCAGGACGTTGACATTGTTAGTGGTTTGATTAATCGCGACAAGTTAATTGTTAATGAAGATGGTAGTATTACCGGTTTAACGGAACAGGTGGAAGCGTTACAGAAAAATAAAGCATTTTTGTTTAAATCTACATCCGGGAGTCAGGGCTATACACCAAAAGGCGGTCAGACGCTTACAGTGAATCCGTTTGCGGCCGAAACGGAAAACTTAACAGAACAAGGTAAATTATTTAAGGAAAACCCAACAGAGGCACGTCGATTAGCGGCCGCTGCGGGGATTGTATTAGATTAGGAGGAACATAATGGGAACAACTTTAAGTGATGTAATCGTACCGGAGATTTTTACACCGTATACTATCAAGCGAACTATGGAATTAAGTGCATTGGTGCAAAGTGGCATCGTGGTTAATTCCCCGGAATTTGACAAATTGGCAAGCGAAGCAGCATCTATCCACAATATGCCATTCTTCGCCGATTTGACCGGTGATGCGTCTGATGTTATTGAAGGTCAAGATTTAACCGCACAGAAAATTGAATCTAAAAAGGACCAATCGGCAACATTCCGTCGTGCACAGATGTGGTCTGCGACCGATTTAAGTGCTCAATTAGCCGGCGCGGATCCAATGAAAGCTATTGGTACTTTAGTCGGTGCTTACTGGGCACGCGAACTTCAGAAAGACTTGTTAGCAACATTAAAAGGCGTATTCGGCGCTACTACAATGAAGCAGCACGTGTTGGATATTTCCGGTTCTACCGGTCGTGCGGCGGTGTTCAGTGCATCCAGCTTTATTGATGCTTGCCAGTTATTGGGTGATAGCAAGGCTAATCTTACGGCTGTTGTCATGCATTCTGCAACACATGCGTTATTACTCAAAAATAACTTGCTTGAAACTGAACGTGATTCCATGAACGTGGAATTCGACACTTACCAGGGACGTCGCGTAATCATCGATGACGGGTGCCCGGTAGAAGGTGGCGTATACACGTCCTTCTTATTCGGTTCCGGTGCGATTGCATTAGGTAATGGTTCTCCGGTTGGCTTTGTTCCTACTGAAACCGACCGTGATAAACGCAAAGGTTCCGGTGTGGATTACTTAATTAACCGTCGTGTACAGATTCTTCATCCACGTGGGGTTAAATTCACCGCCAAAACTCGTGCCAATATCGAAACTGTTAGCCGTGCAGAAATGTCTACGGCAACTAACTGGGAATTGGTATATGAACCTAAACAGATTCGTATGGTAGCGTTTAAGCACAAAATCGTTTAATAGAGGTGTTGTATGGGACAGGATTCGTATTGGGAACAACGTAGCCGGGAACGGGAGGCCGAATGGACTCAGATTAGTCAAGAGACAATTGAACGCGAGCTGGCGGAACAATACGCCCGTTCCTTGCAACGTATTCAAAATGAAATAAACGCTCTATATGGCCGGTTCAGTCAGGACAATGCAATGAGTATTGCCGAAGCCCAAAAGCTAATTACTGTACCCGAATTCAGAGCGTGGCGTATGGACATCGCAGATTATGTAAAGCAAATCGAAGCTACCGGCAGTAAAGAATTACTGCGGGAGCTTAATGTATTAGCCATGCGTAGTCGCATATCACGGCTCGATAAATTGTATGCAGATACAATCCGGGAGCTGCTGTCGATGGGTATTATTGTCGAAGATAAGATGACCGAATTTTTAACGCGGGCTTACCAAGATAACTACTATCACGCACGCTATGATTTGGGCGTTGCCGGTATCGGTGTGCCACGTAATTTAGTAAGTAAGGCTGACATTGCTAAAGTATTGGCTAATCCGTGGAGCGGTAAAAACTACAGTACTCGCCTTTGGGGTAATACGGAAAAGTTGGCCAAAGTAATTAAGCGTGAAGTGACTAATGGCATCCACCGAGGTATCAGCAATACGCAATTGGCCAAGCATGTACAACAAGCAATGGATTCGGGGCGTAAGGAAGCGGAACGCTTAGTACGCACCGAGATGAACTACGTTAATAATCAGGCTAACCTAGATAGCATCAAGGATGCCGATATGCCGTATTATCAGTTTATTGCGGTCATGGATAGTCGTACTTCTCGTGTTTGTAAGGACCATAACAATGAAGTGTACAAAGTGGCCGATGCTATTCCAGGGGAAAATTTACCACCATTACACGCCAATTGCCGTAGTACGATAGCCGGAACGTTAACTGGGTACGACCCGGCTAAGGATAAAGGTAAGTTAACTCTGTTTAAGACTATGCCATATGAAGACTATAAACGAGTTTTTATCGAAGGTGATAAAGAGTATGGTATGGGGAAAAATTACTTACCTCCGACAGTAGAATTTATTGCAAAACTTGCCGCGGAAGGAAATCAGCCTTATAATAAAGTTAAGGAAGGTGTAGAACGATTTTATGACGATAATGGTGCTCCTATATATCCGCCAAACAATGGTGCGATAGGAGATGTTAGAATTATTACACTAAAACCCGGCACGGAAGTATTAACAAGGTATGGTCGCGATACGGGCTCATATGTCAGCCTTGGGGATATAGATTTTACAGCAAGGGCGTTACCCAGAACGGTTGATGTGAATGCATCTAATTATCATCGGTATAGAGTTATTAAGTTATTGGATAATGTAGAAGAAGGGCTAATTGCACCGTGGTTTGGCGAAAAAGGGCTGGGAATACAATACCGATTACCGGATAGGGTTAAGAACTTACTAGGCGAATTCCTGGAGGAAATTTATGAAGATGAATGACTTAGCTAAAATTATGGAAAAAGAGAATATTTGGCCATACGATTATGCTATCGGGTCGTTACAAAAACCACTGAGTGAAACGCCTCTGTGCTTAATCAAAGAAGGTAATAAATTTGTATATTTAGCCTTGGAGCGAAATAAAGAAGTAGACCGAATTGAGTTTTTATCAGAAGAAGAGGCTTGCAAATATTTCTTAAAGTCGTATGCCGCTTATGATAAAAGACTCAGAAAATACATAGCTTAAACCGCTTACATTATGTAGGCGGTTTTTTCATGCCCAAAATGAGGTGATACATTGGTAACGTATATTAGTGTTGAAACGGCGATTGAACAAATCGTCGATAAAGTTAAAATTAGCGCTGATGTGGAGGATATAACGCCTTTACAGCAGTTACAAATTGAGCAGTTTGTATACGATATTGTCGATTATTGCCACCGAGACGATTTTCCCACGACTCTCGTACTTACAGTGGCTAATCTGATTGCTATGCATTTTATAACAGAGCCGGAACAAATGGGTACGGGCCCGCTTAAGGCTCTTGAAGAAAATGACACACGGTTTGAGTTTGCCGTCGCTGATACTGATACTACTGATTTATTAAGTAATCAGCTGTTTGGTAAAATACGGCCGAAATTGCACTTGTATCGAAAGTTGGTGCACAATGGTTAACTATCAGGCGTTATTGGAACGCTATATGCGTAATGATCGGGTAACGGTAGTTAGGCAAGTAGAAGCGGTTGATGATATTGGAGCGGATATTTTTACCGAAACCGTAGTATATGCGGATATACCGTGTAAACTAGGGCAAGCCGGGAAGAATACCCTTAATAATACTCCAACCAATAGCGTAACGTTCGTAACGGCCGATTTACGGTTATGTTTAGCACCGGACTACACGATTCTGGCTAATGACAAATTAATCGTTAAGCACAAAGGCCAGACGTTCACGTTTTGGGCGACGCAAGCGTTCAAGTATATGACGCATCAGGAAATATCGGTATATGCTAAAATGGAGGCGTGAATGAAGATTACAGGCTTTGAAGAGCTGTATAAACGGCTTGATAAAATAGCGAATTCACAGGTCAAACTCAATCGCTTTGTCGCACAGCAGGGTGAAATATTACGCAGTGAAGCGGTTAAAAACACGCCTAAAGACACAGGACGGTTACAAGGTAGCTGGCGCCGTAGTCGAGCGGCTCAAAGCAAGTGTGAAGTATATAACAATACGGAATATGCGGCACACGTTGAGTATGGCCATCGCACACGAAATGGTGGTTTTGTGAAGGGACGTAAAATGCTCCATCGTGCTATTTTGACTCACAAAAAGAACTTTGAAGAAAACACGAAGGCTATTTTGGAGAATATAATACATGATTAGATTACGGACAATACAACAGGCTTTACTGGGGTTACTTAAAAAGAAATACCCTGATTATAAGGTGTTCTTTGATGATATTGAAAAATCCACTAAAAGCTATTTCTACATTGAAATGAATGTGGTATCGCATACGTTCGACCGCATCTATTTCGACAGGTATTTACAAATTGATATTACGTTTAGACCGCTGGAAGATTCGCTAGGGCGAATTAAGCGGTCCGAATTATATGAAAAGGCCGATGAGTTAGAAGAACTCATCAGGCCTATTTTTTATGTCGAGGACCGGGCTGTTACCGTTTTGAAGGCGGAAAAGACCATCGTTGACGAGGTGCTGCATTATATTTTTAATCTCGACTTTACGGATTCGTTTACGCCGGAAGAAGAGTACGAATTGATGCAGAACTTGGAATTGGATATTGAGGTAAACAGAAAAGGAGAATAGTATGGCTAGACCTTCTGCAACAACAAATGAGACTAACTATGGGTTACCTTGGGTCTTAATTGATTTTAAGACTAAGGCAGCGACTGCCATTGCCCGTTCGGCGCGTGGTATTGTAGCTATGATTTTACACAATGAAACTAAAGACGTACAAAACTTTTATCGTATCAATGACATAACAGATATTCCCGAAACCGGATTGTCCGAAAAAAGTATTGCGTTAATTAAAATGTGCCTAAAAGGCACTCCGGCAAAAATCTTATTGTATACCATTCCGGACAGCACGGTTGAAAACGCAACGATTACATTGGCCGATACGTTGAAAAAACTTGGACACATCAAGTGGAACTATATTTGTGCGCCGGACAGTACCTTCCAAGAGCATACAGATATTGCCACTTGGGTAAAGGCTATGTCTGAAAACAAGGATAAAACCTATAAGGCTGTATTGGCCAATAACAAGGGTGACCATGAATGCATCATCAACTTCACGACGGACGCGATTAACGTACAGACCGGTATGGATGCCAAGAACAATCCGGAATATACGACTTACGACGCTACTGCGTATACAGCACGTATTGCCGGTATTTTAGCAGGTCTTTCACTCGACCGCAGTGCTACATATTATCGTTTGCCGGAAGTTGCATCTGTCGAACAATATGAAGATCCGGATGAAGCTGTTAAGAAGGGCGAATTGATTTTGTTTGATGAGGAAGACGGTAACGGCGTAAAGATTGGTCGTGCGGTTAACTCGTTTACTTCTTATACCAAAGAAAAAGGCAAGGAATTCCGCAAAATTAAGATTGTGGAAGGCGTGCATATGGTTAAAGATGATATTCGCGATACTTTCAAAGGTGGATATACCGGAGCGTACCTTAACTTCTATGAAAATAAGATGTTGTTCTGTGCGGCTGTTGAAGTATATTACAACAATCTTAAAGGTAACGTTTTGGATCCAAACGGCAACAATACTATTGACATCAATGAAGAATGGCAACGTAATTACGCAAAATTACAAGGTGAAGATGTTACTAAAATGTCTGCTATGGCCATCCGTCGCTACAATACCGGTGACACATTGGCGTTAGTTGGTGATGTTAAGTTTGTAGATGCGATGGAAAATTTACAAATCGTCTTTACGATGTAATGGATGGAAAGGAGTAGCACATGAGCAGAAATAAAGAAGATGTAAAATACCGTGGTCGCCGCCGTTGGAATGGCTCGCATGGTCATTTATGGTGGGACGGCGAATTAATTTTCGAAATTGCCAAGTATGAATGTAAAGTAACTGCTGAACGTGAAGATGTAATTGTTGGTAACAGCAAAGACAGTAAAATCGTAGTGCTTGCCGGTGAAGGTAACTTTACGATTAAAAGCGTAATTAACCGCAATCTCAATAAAATGCTCGAAGCATGGAAAGCCGGTACAGACCCACGTTCCACTTTAGTAGCAGATATTGATGATCCGGATGCAGTAGACGGTCAGGCGGAACGTGTATCGGTTGATAACGTGTGGTTTAACGAACTCACTTTATTAGCCTTTGAAAAAGGGAAAGTCGTTGAAAAGGAATTTACCTTTGGCTTTACCCCTGAAGATGCTACATTTATTGAAACGATTGAATAGGAGGCTCAAAATATGGCTATTAGTGTTAAAGATTTAATTGCAAAAAAAGAAGCGTTATCTAATAAGAAAAAAGAATTATACGACTTAACTACTTCTATCGGTGTCATTACCGTTGCAAAACCATCCGACACATTGGCTACCGAAGCTATGGAATTGACGGACGCTAGTGATGAATATCTCATCATTAATAGCGTAGTTGAACCAAATTTAAAGGACACGGCATTGTTAGAAGCCTATAATTGCGCATCTCCGTTTGATATTGTAGGCAAGTTATTTGATGCCGGCGAAGTGTATGCTATCTCTAAGGCTATTATGAAAACAGCGGGCTTTGGTGTGAACATCGAAACTAAGGTGCACGAAACTGTAAAAAACTAATTGAGGATGACTGGGAGGCGGCTACGGCCGCCTATCTTTTATTAAAAAGGTCATCCTCTATCCTATTTTTTCAGTTTACCGTTGTTAGAGCGGATATTTTGTTATGAGGCAATGAAGCTAGAAGAAAAATATAAGCTCGAAGTAATAAAGGCACAAATGCAATTACAGGCGAAAGGGGGTAGCAAATGGCCGATGACGTAAAATTATCCGCATCGATAGAGCTGAAGGATAATATGACCATTACAGCTAAAAAAGCTAAAAATGGTCTTAAGCAGTTAGAGGAAACCGCCAATCGACTGAGTTTGAATGGCGTAAACAGTGCTACCTCAAAAGCCGGTAGTGCGGTAAAAGATTTAACAACTAAGACTACCAACCTAAAACAAAACTTAGCGGCCTGAAAAGCGGTAGTTATAACGTCACATTAGGGGTTAAAGATAAGGCTACTAGCGTAGTAAATAGGGTTAAATCACAGCTCGAAAGTATTCGTGGTAAAGTGTATACGGCCACGGTTAATATCCGTCAGAATCAAGGAATTAATAAAATCAAACAATCGCTTACCGGAATCGGCTCCGGTATGTTAAGGGGCACATCTGCAGGCATGTTAGGAACAGCCGGTATTGGTTTTGGCGCCTATGAGAGTATCAAGCAATACGGCGAATTTGAACAGCAGATGTCGGCCGTAGGGGCGATTAGTGGTGCTGTCGGTGAAGATTTTGAAGCATTAACTAAAAAAGCCATGCAGATGGGTGCCGATACAAAGTTTAGTGCTAAAGAAGCAGCGGATGCATTAATGTATATGGGTATGGCCGGCTGGAATACGCAGGAAATGCTGAGCGGCTTAGAAGGTACTATGTATCTAGCGGCTGCTAGTAATGAAGATTTAGGTCTTGTTTCGGATATTGTTACAGATTCTATGAGTGCGTTTGGGCTGAAAGCGGAACAAGCCGGACATTTTGCTGACGTATTAGCTGCTACAGCGACTAAGTCAAATACGGACGTAGCCAAAATGGGCTACACATTTAAGTATGTCGCTCCGCTTGCCGGTGCCTTGGGATATACGATTGAAGATGCGTCTATTGCGATTGGTACTATGGCCGATTCCGGTATTAAAGGTGAACAAGCCGGTACCGCATTACGTAGTTTATTAACACGCATGGCCTCGCCTACAAAGCAATCTGCGGAGGCGATGGCTAAATTGGGCGTGTCACTTACCGATGCATCCGGAAACATTAAACCGTTCCGTACGGTACTAGATGACTTACGAAAAGGCTTCGCCGGATTGAGCAAGGACCAACAAGCGCAATATGCATCCATGTTATCCGGTCAGGAAGGTATGTCCGGCTTGTTAGCTATTGTTAACGCGGCGCCGGAAAAATATAAAACACTGACTGAAGCTATCGACAATGCCAATGGAGCCGCTAAACGAATGGCCGATAGACGCCAGGATAACTTATTTGGTGACTTAGAAGCCCTCGGTGGTGACTGGGATAGCTTTGTCATGAACTTGATGAAGGGCGATAACATTGAAGGTATACGCTCTTTCGTTAAAGAAGTGGATAAACTCTTATCTCATTTTAGCGAAGATGTCGAGAAGAACGGCTTGTCAATTAAAGCTGTGCTTAAAACCGTTGGTGAAGCGTTTGAAGATTTAGTTAAAAAAGCGACTAAACTAGATGGTGAGGGCTCTATATTAGCTATCGGAGCGTTAGCAGGTATTGGCTACGGTGCGTATAAAGGTTACAAAGGTATTAGAAATCTCTTCGGTGGAAGGGGTTCTGCTCCGGGCGGTTTAGGGGGTGGAGCTGATGCCGATATGGATACCATGACGGTTAATGCAACTAACGTAATAGTCAAGGGTGGCTTACCGGGATTACAACAGCCCGGTGCATCTGGAGGCGCCGCGAAAGGAGCGGCGGCTATGGGTCCTTGGCAAAAGTTTATGAAATTCATGGGCGGTAATGGAGGTAAGTGGCTACAACGTGGCGGAGCTGCCGTTGCTATAGGGGCTACTGCTTATAATATTGCTACAGCAGATGACAAAGCCAAAGCCACGGTAAAAGGTGCCGGTGGTCTGGCCGGTATGTGGGCCGGTGGTAAAGTCGGAGCAATGGCCGGTGGCGCTATCGGTAGCTTGTTTGGCGGTGTAGGTGCCGCACCTGGAGCCGCTATCGGTGGATTGTTAGGCGGTGCCCTCGGATTCATAGGCGGCGATGCAGTAGGTGATTGGCTTGCTAATATCGATTGGGAAGCAATGAAAATATCGCTCAATAATGGATTCGAAAGCATCAAAGATTTTGCTCAACCGTTAACTGATGGTTTTATTGATACTATTAACGTAATTGTCGGTATTGGAGCTACCCTGTGGGAAGGAATAAGCCCTTATTGGGATGCTGGGGTGCAATGGGTAAACGATAATGTGTGGACACCTATTAGCGATGCCGCCAGTGCCACATGGGACACTATTAGCGGATATGCCGGCGCGGCTTGGGATGGTGTAAAGGTTTATTGGGAACCTGTTGCGAATTGGTTTGACGGCAATGTTTGGCAACCAATATCCAGTGCGGCTGAAACAGCCGGTTCGATTATTGCATCCGGGATAAATGGCGGTATCGATATTATTAAAAGGGGTTGGTCCGGTGTGACAAGCTGGTTCGATGAAAATATTTGGACACCTTTAAGCAATAAAGTAGCTGAATGGAGAGACCGCGGTTCTAGTATCACGGGTTGGAATCCTAGGGGCGGTGCAGACCATAATGCTACCGGTACTACTTCGTTCCGAGGTGGTTGGACTGAAATTAACGAACGTGGTGGCGAGTTAATCGAGTTGCCGAATAAGTCCCGAATCTATCCACATGCGACTACGGTTCAATTGCTTCAAAAAGAGTTGGCCAACTTAGGTAGTTCACCAAATATTACGGTGAACGCTCCTACACCTGTTAGTCAATCAGGAAGTACAAGTGTGTCAATCTCCGGTAATACCTTTGTGGTACGAGAAGAAGCCGATATCGATAAAATCGCCTATAAGATTGTAAGTTTATTTGAACAAAGTAAGGCTAACTATGGAGGTGCGTATTAATGGCAGGATTAGGATCCATATTAAATATGCTATCTATAGCGCTATTAAGGGCTAGCCGTGAACGAGAAACTGTCGTGTTATCTTGTCAGGGCGAACGGTTTGTTCTGCCGGTTACGCCTAGCAAAATTAATTTAACGGACGGCCAAAACAACAAAGTAATGAACGTTACACAGGTGGGCGAAATCTTAGTGTTTGGAATGCCTAAGCTACAAACTATTTCCTTTAGCTCATTTTTCCCTAATCCTCGACGGGAGTATCCTTTTGTTGTTGGAGAAAATAAAGAGCCTGCCGAATGTATGGCTCTTATTAAAAGTGGAAAGAACTACGACTTCCGGTACGAATTATTATCACAGGACTTGATGTTAATTTAGCGGTCGGTATTGGTTCTTTTGATTGCGATAAACGTGATGGTAGTGGCGATATTTATTACAGTCTAAGCTTAACCGAACATAAAGATTTAAACACACCGTTGGCCAACAACAGTAATCAAATCGAAGCGGCTACCGGATTGCGCACTAGACCAGGCGAGGTTAATGCAACGACGGCTACTATGGTTAGTAAAGCGGCGGATGTTTTGGACGTGGCCAAAAAAGCTTATGGTGATTATAAGCACTGGCGACGTGTAGTTGAAAGCAATAATTTGACGGGGTTAGTCATTAATAACGTAACGAAGATCCGAAAGTTGAAGGTGTAGTTATGATTATTAAATATAAATCTAGCGACACTGGCGCCGATGTGGATATGTCGACCGTAGTTCAGAAAGTAGAATGGAGCGGCTCACGTATTCAAGTGGCTAGAGTTTTGGAATTTTCATATGTTCAAGATGGGCGGGATGCGTTGATTCCCGTCCATTCTTTGGATTGTGGCCAAACGATTTATGGTTACGACGAAGATGGACAGTTACAATTCCAGGGCAATATATACTCAGTGGAACGCAATACTGAAAATTCATTAGTTTCCGTTCGATGCTATGACAATCTATTTATTCTTTGTAAATCCAAAACTACTAAGAAATTTGTTAATGTATTGGCCGAGGATATTGTAAAAGGCGTATGTGCTGAATTAGGGGTAAAGGTTGGTACCTTGCCCAAGACGGATAAAAAATTAAGCTATATTGCGGCCGAAAAAACAGGCTATCAGATAATTATGATGGCCTATACTCAACTATCCAAATCAACCGGTAAAAAGTACCAAATGCTTATGAAGGGTGATAGCTTAGACGTCATTGAAAAAGGAAGCCTTATTGAGTCGTTCGAGGCTAGTCAGTATGTGAATACTAATAACAGTACCTACCGGGAAAGCATCGAAAACATGGTTAACTCGGTCCGTATAACTGATGAGCAAGGAAACTTGGTCGGTTATCAGCAGAATACGGATGATATTAAGAAGTATTCCATGATTCAGGATGTATATAAAACGAATCCAAAGGTGAATACTCAAGAAGCTGTAAAAGCATTACTAAAAGGACCTGAACGAACCGGTGTGTTGGAATTACTCGGTGATTATGCGGTCAAGTCTTCGTATTCGATTAAGATTAGCGACAGTATCGCTAATTTAACCGGTCAATTTTGGGTTAAGTCCGACCATCATTCATTTAGTGATGGCGTACATACGATGAAGGTCGAGCTCGAATTTGAAAATCTTATGGATGAACAGGATCCTGATAAGAATAAGGAAGGAGGCAGCTAATGCCGGAACAAATTCCTACGGCCGCACAATCGGCGGCTAAGCTTGTTGATATGGTAACGGGGATTGCCCAAGATGCAAGGCCACGACAAACTATGATAGGTGTTGTGATAGCATCGCCACCTGATATAAAGGTACAACTTAACGACATCATTCTGACAAAAGAAGATGTGTACATCAGTGAATACTTGCTCGTAGGGTACGAACGTACTGCTAAGGGCGTGATTAAGTCGGAAACTCAACCACGAGCGGGCGGCAGTGGTATGCCTGCATTTGCAAGCCATACTCACGATATTGATAACCCGTACACGGATAATATCATTTACACCGATACACTTAAGCCCGGTGATCGAGTATCCGTTATTCCGGTTTATAATCCCGGTGGCCAAGAAGACCAATTGTACTTGATTGAGGATAAGGTGGTGCGATTAGTATGAGTGATGCCTATCCATTTGTGACAGGCTTTAATCCTGTTGAAGAAGCTAAAAAACTACCTACTTTTGTTGAATTTGATTGGGACTTCGACACCGATAATTTCAAATACGATTCTAACGGAAAGCAAAAAATCGTTACCGAAAATGACGCTATTAAGGTTTGGGTAGGCAAGGCGCTCCAGACGGAACGCTATCAGTATCTGGCTTATTCGTGGCAATACGGCATTGAAGTTAAACCGTTTATCGGTAAGGTAATGCAGGTCAAAGAACGGTACTTGGAACTTAAACGTGTTATCGTTGAGTGTTTAATGGTTAACCCGTATATCCTCAGTATTGATTCTGTTGAGTTTACCACTACTGATGCTGATACTGTGGTGGCCGACATCATATTAACTACTATATATGGAGAGGTGAACGTAAATGTATAAAGCGAGAGACCAAGCCGAAATTTTAAAAGAACTACAATCCTATTCGGAACTACCGGTTAGTAATATTGAAGGGACCTTCGAATATGATGTGTTCTCTTCGAACTCGATTGAATTTGGAAAAGTAGAGGTTGAGCTGGAGCAATTATACAAAGCCGCTTTTGCCGACACCTCTTGGGGCGATTTTTTAACACTCCGTGCGGCGGAAGCCGGTGTTATCCGAAAATTAGCAGTTAATGCTACTGGTACTGTAACGGTAACGGGCAGTGGCGATATACCTAAAGGCAGTCAATTTGCTACCGAAACAGGAATCCAGTTTGAAACTGAAGAATCTGTAACAGTTAATACTACGGCTACTATACCAGTAAAGGCTGTGGTAGCTGGGACAAACGGAAACGTGGCGGCCGGTGCGATTAATACTATATCCGTGTCAATTCCGGGCATACGCGATGTAACTAATTCGGAGGCTACCTATGGTGGCTATGACGAGGAAACCGATAAGGCACTCCTTGCTCGTTATTTACTCCATGTTCGCAATCCAGGCACTACCGGAAATAAATCGCACTATTTGGAATGGGCATTATCGGTACCAGGTGTTGGCTCCGCTAGTGTGGTGCGACATGGAACGGTCCGAATACAGTAAAAGTTATTATCGTTGATGCTAATCGTGATACGGCTAATGCGGAACTGATTAAGCGTGTAGCGGATTACATTGAAACTGTACGCCCTATCGGTGCACAAATTACGGTTATATCCGCATCAAAAAAGTAATCGACATTTCGGTTAAAATTAACGGATTTGCTGATAAGGATAGTATCAAGGCCGCCGTAGTCGATTATTTCAAAAACATAACCACTAGCTATGTAAGTATTGCTAAAATCGGCGATATTATCTTCCATACTACCGGTGTAGAAGATTATACGGCGTTATTGCTTAACGGGAATGCGACGAATGTAGCCCTTTCAGATGAAGAACTGCCCGTAATCGGGGAGGTGCGTATTGAATGATATTTGAGTTGTTACGTACGTATAAAGTCGATGTTATGCGATACTTGCCTAAGTTCTTAGCAAAAGACAAATCATTTAATGCGGTGCAAGGTACTTTGTCGTATGAACATGAACAGTACCGATTAAAGGTTATCGATATTGCTAAGCAGTTTTTTGTTGAGACTGCAACCTGGGGGCTAGCGGATTGGGAGCGTGTATATGCGTTACCGTCTACCGGCACCATAGAAAACAGACGTATCGCACTATTGCGGAAAATCCGTGCTCGCGATACGGTGACAAATAACCGTATGCAGTCCCTGATCGATTCTGTAGTTTTCACCAAGGATGCTACTCTCGTCGAGAATGTTGCTCCGGGCGTGTTCCGGATTGACATGGAAACGATGATAGTCCTCGATGAATTACGGGCTATCGTGGATTTCTATAAACCGGCTCATCTGACATATTTAATTGCTCATGCGTTTTTTACGCAGGGGCAATTTTTTATGCCGGTGCGGTCTCAGAATTTGATATTTTGTCCATCGAAAAAGGTACCGATGGCGATATTGATACGGGCAGGGCACCGGTAGCCTATGCCGGCTCGGTTAGTGTTTTTGACAATGTATTTATAGGAGGTAATCATGAGTCAATATGATCCGATAGTGCCTACAATCCGAGGGCGTGCGATGATAACTCAGGCACTTGCTGAAGAGAAAGCACTTTATTTTACCCGCGTAGAGTGGGGCGATGGCGTCAAGCAACAAGACGCACAGCAGGAATTATTTACCGGCCTTATTCACAAGGTTATTGAGAGCGGTGTTACTAAGAAGCGTCGAGAAGAAGATACGCTATATTTAACGACTGTGTATGATAACTCTAAGATCAAAACGGGCTTCTATGTACGCGAATTAGGCGTATACGCTAAAGTAGGACAGAACGGGCAAGAATATTTATTCGCTTATACGTATGCATCGAATGCATCTTACACACCGGCATCGTCTCAATATAACGAGAAACGTGTAACGATAGCCCTTGGGGTTGATGCTCAAGTTAATGTAATCGTTAAATTCAACTCTCAGCAGTACGCTACTCGTGAGGAATTAGAGGATCATGATGCCGATACATCTTCCCACGAGGTTATTTTTAATAACTTTGTTAAAAATGTGACTCGTGTAAATGATGCCACATTCCAGATTACTAAAGGCGATAATACAAGTACGACTATTACGATTGATAATGTCGCACACGCGGGCAGTGCCACATCGGCCACTAACGCGACGTATACGACAACAGCGAGTTCCGGAGATAACTCGACTCGTATTGCATCTACAGCGTACGTGCTCCGAGAGATCGCATCGGCAGTAGCCAAGCTGATTAATTCGGCACCGGGAACACTGGATACTCTCGATGAGCTGGCGGCTGCATTAGGTGACGATCCTAATTTTGCTACGACAATTACTAATTTATTAGCCCTTAAGGCACCGTTAAGTTCTCCAACTTTTACCGGAACACCACGAGTACCTACTGCTTCAGCGAGTTCAAATGACACGCAGGCGGCTAGTACCTCGTTTGTAAAATCGGCTATGTTGCATTTTTGACAGACCGTAATTTTGTCAAAGCCGTTATGGATGCCATTGGATCGGAAACATTATCTCGATTCGGGGTTAAGTACAATTTTGATAACCCCAACGCCTGGAGCATCAGCCTTGGTCGACTTTTTGGGGGATTGATTCTCCAAGGTATAAAAGTTTCTGGAACTACTGGAGGCTCATTAAATTCGGGGTATTCCGAAGGCGAAAAATTAATTACATATCCTATTCCATTTAAAGAATTATTAGGCTTTGCATCTGGGTTAGTTGATACCTCTGCTACGTTTGCGGAGCACGCCTCTGTAAATCCTAATAATTCAAACGCACGTGTATTTTTACATGCTTTAACGGCCACTAATGTAGAAATAACTACTTGGATATGGCTAGTAGGAATATAGCCAAGGTGGAGCTACTCCGCGACCAGCTAATAATGCCACGACAGCTACATTCGCTACATCGTTTGGCGGCACCGATTATATAATAGTGCCAGTAGGCGTAATTGATGCCGGCGACAATAAATGGAGCTTGACAGTGAATGTTTTAAAAGATTATAAAAATGTAGACAGTTGTACTTTTAGAACTTCTAATAGTATCGCACCAGCTTGTTATTATATTGCTATAGGTAAACTCATTGCTTAACCAAGGTATAAACATTAGTGTTAAAAGAGAAGAAATAACAGCACAATATCCAATTATATTGAGTGCTTATTTAGGAGCATTAATGTTAAGCCATGATGCTTATAGTGGTTTAAGTGCAAAATCCGTTGAGCGATTAACCATGTTAAAGGATGGTTCTCGAATCAATGAATTAACGTCTATAGGATTAAGAAAAGTAAATGTAAAAGATTCAACTTCTTACAAGGCAGGCGGTGTACATATTATAATATATGGACTTTAAACACCTGCAACTAGCCAATTCACGCCACGGCTCCCTCCACTATTTTGCGTATGTAAACCAATAATTATTGAAGTAGTATTTGCATTAACACCACATACAAAGTTCCAATCAGGGTTTGCACCTTGTACAGAGTCATCCCAAGAGATTAGTGGCCAAAAAGCTTTACTGTTAAACAAAATCGGCAACTGAACTGTAGTTCTTTTTCTTTCTGGGATTGTTGAATATCTACCTTGGAAGTCATCGTATGTAAGCTTTTGCAGTGGTATCGTAGCAATGGTTTGTATGTGCCGGTAGGCATTTTCATAACTCGACACACCGGATTTTGACAGCGTGGGTGCGTGATGCGGTAGCCATTGTTTGTATAGTGTAGTTAAGGTAATATTCGATTTTGGAAGCTCGTCGGGCTGGCGGTTATATTCTGCTAATGCCTGAAGGGCTTTTTCTTTTGTGTCGTAATACCCGATAACCATCTGCTTGCCATTCAAGCTTTTTCGCACTATATAAGGACGGCGACGATTGCCGGATAAACGGCTAACCGAGCCGTAATTATTTGGTAATTTCATTTTTCTACCTCCAGTATTCATAAGAAAGGAATAATGATGTCATGAATCAATATTTAATTATACTCGACACTCCGGATAAAAACGGGGAAAGTAAACGACTAGCGTCTTACTGGATGGGCGTCCACGGTTTTAGCTGGGAAGAACTTGAAGCTAAAGCGAAAAAAGAATATCCCGGTAAAATTTATTTACGAGATGAAGATGCTAGTATCCAGGCGAAATTAGCCGACGGTAAATACGTCTGGGATGGTGAGGTTCCTGTAACACCAACACCATATGTGCCGACCGCCGCAGAACAACGAAAGGCTAAGATTCAAGCAATTAAAGCTGAAACAGACGCCTTAAACGCTCCGCTTCAGGAACGTATGATGACTGCGTTATTACAAGGTAACGATACATTAGCGGCTCAATTACGAGACCAGTATCAAGCTAATAACGCGGCGATGATTCAAAAAATTAAGGAGATATAACTATGAAAGACTATTGCGAATACTGTGCCGAGGAATTAACTCCGGAAGGCCGTTGTCCGGACGAAAATTGTGTATATAATTTTTATCTCGATGCCATCGCTGAATGTGATGCAGAAATCAAAGCAGAAAAGGAGGACAGTAAATGATATCTATTCAGTATTTTCAGGACATGTGGGAATCCTTGATTGCCGCGTGGTGGGTAAAAAGTGCCTTATCTGTTATCGCCGCAGTAGCTATTTGGTTAATCGGGCTTAAGCACGTACAAGTGTTAGGGATATTTATATTGCTAGTCGGTCTTGATTTGGTTACCAAGTGGGCTAGTGTGGCGTACCGTATGCTTGTCGATAATTTTGGTTACGATCCGGAACATATTGCGGCCTGGGAAAAGTACCGAGCCATACCGACAGCATTTGACCTGAATTTGATTAGAAGCGAATATATGCGAAAAGGATTTTGTGATAAAGTCCTTACCTATGTAACAGTCACAGCGGCTGCTTTTCTATTTGACTGGCTAGCAGGCGAAAAATCGTTTGCCGTTAATCTCGTGTGGCTGTATTTGGGCTCATCCGAATTTCTTAGCATCCTTGAAAATCTTCGAGACGGTGGCAATAAAAGCATGGGGCGTTTCTTGGAATTAGTACGCGATAAGATTGAAAACAAAGTAAAGTTTTAGGAGGTGCGCTATGAAAGTATTTATAAATCCAGGCCACGCACCGGGAGGGATTCCTGATCCGGGGGCGATTAATCCTGTTACGGGCACCCGCGAATGCGATATAGCCGCAAAGGCGGGGCGGTTGCTCGCAGGGTACCTAGAAGCTGCGGGCATAGAAGTTAAGGCATTACAGTCCGACGATTTAGGG